TCCGATTGCGGCTGGATCTGCGTTGAATCACATTGAGGCATATCTAGTACTACGCAATGAGTTCAGAAAACTTTCAGTCTCTGTATTCTCATACTGATAAGTATGCGCATCAAGATACGCATCGGCAGCCTCTTTCAAGTCTTCATTACTAAACTCAGAGATGTGGTGTTTATCCACTCCCCGATAAAGTTTAAAGACTTGATCACCTATAGGATGTTCTTCCACATCCCGAAGTTGTTGCACAAGTGCGATAGCAACATACTCCTTGCTGAAATACAAGGAAGACTTTTCTCTTTCAGCAAACATAGTTGAATTGACAAGCCTATATATCGGACGTGTCATTATGACTTCTCCAGATCTATCTTGTCCGATAAACCATTTTGAGTTCCAAACAAAGTCCCCGACGATGAACTTTTCCGTATTTAACGTTCTTCGGCTAAACTTAGCAATTTGCTCTAGATTATGTTTGGTTAACTTAGTAGATACGGCGTCAGTACGATCATCACCGTTAAGACCGAATCCCTCTAGAAAACGATCTAGCTTCGCCTTCACATAGCATTCGTTACCGTCTTCTCCATTAGTAAAGGAGTTGCCATAGCCGGTAGTCTTAAGGCCGGATCCCTTCCCTCCATTCCGCGTCACATCACCCTCTGGCGTCATAAGAGCGCACTCACCCTCATATGCCTTTAAAAGATCAACAAACTCATAATCCGGGCACATGACGTCCAAAGTGTAATCGGTTTCCACTCGTTGGACTGTGGTGTCATAAGCAGTAGCGTCATTATTGACAAACATGCTTACTCTGGATTCAATATTTTCGTACCATTCTTTGAACTTACTAGGTTCAGTATAGAAAACGAAAACATCATGTCGAGGGTCTACTGCCTCGATGGTTTTAGTTAACGCGTCATCAGCAGCCTCGCAAAATAATTGCCACATATGGCCGGGAACACCCCAGACGGGTCTAACCTTTGGTTCAGACGCGTGAGACTGCTGGGTTCTAACTCCAATGAGACTTGACATACAGCTTTCCAAAACTGGATTAGGTTTTACCTTTTCATCGTTGTACTGAGTAAATTCAGCAAGATTATCTTGCTTTGACCCCATATTAGGCGGTCCATTTCCTTTCTTCAAAGCACGACGATTCCTTTCCAAGCTGGGATCGAAGTTAAATGAAGCAGAGGTTTTGAAAGGATGAGAAAACTTATCAAACATTGAAGTCTGATAAATCTCACCAATTCTCTGTTGGTCAAATTTATTCGCTAAGTCCATTAAGGCCTTATACGTATAAACAGACCTAGGCCACTCTACCCTCTCTTCATACTTCATCTCTAGAGCTTCGAGACCTGACGGGAGTTTGGTGGTTCGTATAAGTTTCCGTATTTGGGGCAGTACCTTATTACGAACACGTTCGGCGTACGGTCGCTCAACGACATCAATATTGTCGTGAGTTAACATTTCAAGATATGTTTTGATTTTAGGTGACTGATATGGACTAATTGTGCCCATAATCAAATCTCTCCAAAATTAATTTGATAACTTTCCATCCGAGTTGGATCTCCTCAGTGGATTCAAATTCCGCAGAAATTATGCTATCAATAAATTTCAAGAGATATTTCCGAAAGATCC